GAACACATAGAAATTTAACACCCCATTTGTACCATCATACTTATCCAGTAAACGTTGCTTACGTTCTGGTATACGGATCTCAGACCAATGTGTAGGCCAATCTTCCTTCCAAGCTACTTTGACTTCAGCTTCATTGAAGTATGTATAGCCATCTTTTTGGGAGACGACATCTACAAAATAGTTTTCTTCGGTATTAACTATAGTATGTCCTTTTGATTCCAAAAGTTTGACCAAAGTATCTTTAGCTTTCTTATCGTAAGCTTGGTATAATGCTCGGCTAAAGTTCTTTCTTACTGGTTTCATTTAGGTATTCCTTTAGTTCTGTGTAGCCCCCAAGGTGAGTGCCATCTGGTTTAAATATTTGTGGTACTGTAGTGTACCCTGATTTGCGCATTAAAGTCAACAACCATTTACTACTTGCTGACTGTACGTTGTATGTTGTTACCTGACTTCCTGCAACACCTCTTAGTAATTGTAAAGAGGCATCACAGAAGTTACATTCGTTTCTAGTTATTACTATCCACATTAAACTAAGTCAACAATCTCACAGCTATCACCACTACATGCTAGTGTCTGACTACCTGCTGTATTATCTTCTTGTTCATACTCAGATAACTTATCCCAATCAATACTATCAGGCATCTTATCTAAAAGAATATGATAGTCTGTAGCTAAACAATCTTGATAAGGTGCTTGCTGATATGTGTGTTCATTGAATGGTAAGAATGATACACCTGACATCTCATCAAAATGTTTATACACAAATGCACCTACTTCAAACCATTCGTTATTCTTTACGTTGATAGTAACAGATGGTTTATGTTCACACCATGATCGTTGATAAGCTAACCACATCTCTAGCTGTTCTATAGCAGACATGTCAGCAGTAACTGTTGCACCATCTGGAGCTTTCATAGGGAAGCTAAACACAGTAGTCTGGTCAGGCTTCATTACGTCTGGCTCATTAGGTATACCCTGATCCATCATGAACTGTGTCAACGGGTCTTTGTTGTCTCCACGTACAGTGCGAATATAATAGGCTGAGTGACGAGCGTGAATGCCACTGCTAGAGTCAACCAGTTGGCTGACAGTACCGCTTGGTTTAACACAGCTGATAGCAGTACTGACAGGGATATCAAGGCGTTCAGCCCACTTAGCATTAGTAGCAACGGCGATTTGTTTGAGGTGTTCAAGAGTTTTCTCCAGTCCTTTGTTAGCCTTTGTAGTTAAAGGGTTGTCCATAATACCTGTCATAGATACACCAAGTAATCTTTCTTCTTCGGTGTTATTCTGCCACGACTTACGTAGGTAAGGGAACTTAGTAAATGATGATTGTATTGTACCTAAGATAGTAGCTATACGTACCTTACGTTCTAAGTCTTCTGAATTATCAGTAGCTCTTACAACTACCTCTGTTAGATTACAGAACTGATTAGGCCGTAAAATTATTTCACTACATGGATTAGTTCCAAACTCAAAGTTAGGATCACGTCTACCATTCTTAGCTGCTTGTTTCTTAGATGCTTGTCTGTTGAAGATACCACGTTCACCTGATCCTGACTCAACCAAAGCCATCCACTCACGCATGAAAGATAAACTGTCAGGCTTCTCAGTGTATGACACAGAGTTGTTAGCCAAGGCACGTTGAGGATCATTGTCCCACCATGAGCCTGACTTAGCATGTCTCATACGATCATCAGATAGATTAGATAGAGAGATCATAGCTGACCTACGTACACCACCTACTACTACTACCTCACCAATCTTACACATTATGTCGTGACATTCTAGTGATGATAGCTTACGTCCTTTAGCATCTTTGAATGTCTTAATAACGAAGTTAAATAAATCAATCAAAGGCATTGGGCCTGATGCTCTACCACCAAATGTCTTTAGCTTTGCACCTGCAGGTCGTACCTTAGATACATCCCATCTAGGTATCTCACCACTATAAAGTAGTGCAACCATTTGACGTAGTGATTTAGCCCAACCTTCTTTACTATCTTTAACTACGATAGTTGTTTCACTCTCATACAAAAGCTCAGGAACTTCTGGTAACTTCTGTACTGATTGACGTTCAACAGAGAAGCCAACACCAGTACCACAGAGAAGAATATACATAGCCTCATCAAAAGATTTAGGATCATCTACTGGTAGGTAACTACAATTATATCCAGCTGTATTGTCGCGATCTAAAGCAGGACCAGCTGTCATCATTGCTCGCATACTAGGCATGATTTCCTGACCCAGTATAGCTTGCTCAAGATCTATTACATCCGTACTATCTACTATTCTATCTACTTCTTCGCCCAGCGCCTTGCGAACTACGTTATCCATGTAACGCCCTACTGTTTCTCCCCAAGACTCACGCCCTTTGCCATCAAAGTATTTGGCATAGCGTGACTTGTGAATGAACGCCTGATAGTCAGTTGGTAATTGGTTACTCATCGGTTGTCTCCTGATCCTTTTATAACACCACGTGCAGCGCGGCTGTTTAGTTTATACATATTCCTCTGTATTAAATCTTGTAGATCACTACCAAAGTAATTAGCTATAGCAATATTGTAGAACAATACGTCACCACTCTCATTGAGTATAGCCTCTTCATCAAACGTACCATCTCGTAGCATACGCTTTACCTTACCATGTAGCTCTCCTACTTCCTCACACAACCCTAATAGGTTTTCCATTAGCCTATCCTCAGGTTTTGTTACAATCATACTCTCAACAAAGTCGGAATACTCTGTTGGTGTTGAGTCTATTAGATTGTTTATTGCTTCTATGTCCTGTTTAGCAATCATTTCTTCTCCTTCACGTTTAAATTTTCTACATATATATCGTCTACATCGTATATAACATCTGTTATAAGATCGTGTATATCTTTTTCGTGGCTGTCTTCGTATGATGATAGTATATTATTCTTATCATCTATCTTTGCTAAGAAGGTAACACTAAACTTTTTCATGCATTGCCCTTTGTCTTCGTCCATCTGTTAAGTAGGATAACATTATCGTCTACCTTATACCCAGTGTCTGTTTGTTTTACAGCTTCTTCATATTGTTCTGGGAACATCTCCTTCATCAGGTCACCTCGTAGTTCTACAAAATCATCCCATGCATCAGGGTATAAATCTAAGAACGACTGTGCTGCTGCCATAGTAAGAGCTTCCTCTAGTGCTGCCTTCATACCCTCGTGTGACTCAGCCTCACCAAATACTAGACCTGTCTTGATGTGGCCTGTCCACTCACCCTCGTCCATGATAGGGTGTAGTATAATAGCGATGTCGCCAGGCTTTACTTCATAACCCATCATAGTCTCCTCTTCACTTTTAAACGTTCTTCTTTCATACGCTTACCTTTTTCTATTAGCCAACCCTCAGGTATTACACGGTGTGCCCACTTGAAACCTTTCTGGTCACACCAATCGCAGTACCTACTCTTAGCTCCCTTGTAAAGCTTTGATCTTGCGTTACTAAATACAAAACGTATATCAAGCTTAGGGTGTTGCCTCTGTATTTCTAAATGCTTGCGGCGATCTCCAGCACTGAATAACCCTTTCGTCTCGATTATAATACCATTGTCCAATTCGAAGTCTGGTGTATAGGTGCGATACTTTAAATCTTCCCACTCTATCTTTAGCTTTTCATAGGATACAATCTTCTGTCGTGTCTCTAAGAATGTAGCAGCCTCATGTTCGAGGCCACTACGGTAGTTTCTTCTATTGTGTTTACGAACCAAGATCATCTCCTATGTGTACGTACTCTACCATAGGTGGTTCTTTCTTACCCTTGTATACACGTGATGGTTGTTCGTTTAAGTCCCAACACTTATGTTTGAAGTCACACCAGCCACAGGTATTCTTATCCAGTACTAAGTTACCACTAGGCTTCTTGAAGTATGTCTCAGGTACTGCTTCGTAGCAGCGCTTGAATGGTGCGTCACTCTCAATGTAATCCACAGTAGATTGAATGCTATCTATGACAGCTTCCTTGTCCACCTCAGATGCGTCTACATACTTAAACTCACCGTTGCCTTTGTTGACTACCCACCAACCGCCTACGCCCTTTCCAGCGGCTTCTGCGTAGCCTACAAGCTGTGATACATAGCCGAAGCTATCCTTGTTGTTGAGTGTATCAAAGCTTTCAAACTTATTAGTGTATGACCAAGGGGATGCAGACTTAACATCGTCAATCTTTCCATCCATCTCCATGTCGTACTCACCCTTGATCTCTTGACCATTGGGTAGCTTGAGTGTGACAATCTCATTATCTTTAAAGTCTTGGTTTACTGCACGTAGTAACCCCTTGAACACAGCCTCAACT